CAAAGTATTTAATGTCTGCAAAACCATCTTCTAAATACTCACCTTTAAGAATGTATTTGTCGTCAACAAATCTTATAAAGTGATGCTGATCTAAATATTCATTACCTTGTTGTCTTTTGTAATCTACTTCGAATAAAAATTCTAATCCTTTTACTTTTCCTACATTAGCACCATCACTCCAAGAGTTTTCAGTACCATCGTAAAATGTTTGAGCTCTATTCTCATATCCAAACCTAGCTATTTTACGTATACCAAGCGACAAATTGTAATCGTATGGAGTTTGTATTGTAGCTGTTTCAAGCCCGTTTGTAACTGAAAAAGTTTCAACATCTGATATAGATGTACCACCATTAGCAGCTGCATAAAATGTAGAAAATTTAAATAATTTTTTTAAGTTTACTTGCGAACAACAATCTTTTGGTGTTGCACAAGAAATTAAAGTTATTAATAATAATATAATTAGTTTTTTCATTCTTTTATTTTAATTGTTATATTAAAGGGCTCTATTATTTTTAAAGCTTTTTATTTTGTCACTTTCATTTTCAATTCCAAGATCCCATCGTCCCCAACCACCAACTCTTAAAACTCTTTGGAGAGCTTTAAACTGGTTGTCTAACCCGTCTTTAACTTGAAGTGTTAAATTGTAAATTCTATTAAGAGGTGCATTGGTTGTTCCCTCAATATAATTTGTTACAGCTGGCCAAAATGGATTTTCAATATCTAAAATCTCCATTTCACTAATAGCATCTTTATCCCAAATAAGATCTCTTTCAGCTTTAACTAATTTTCTAGCTCTTGCGCCAAGAGGTGGAGAAACTTGTAACGCTTCTGCTAGCACGCTATACTCATTAGCTCTCCATTCCTTGCCTTCGTTTTCAAAACGCTTAATAGCCATATTTTTTAAAGTAGCAATAACTGCTCCCCAAACACCAGTACCTCTTAAAACAGAATCAATACTTTGATTAATAGCTCTTTCTTTTTTCTTTAGTAACTTTTTATCATCTTCATCATCATCAAACATAGCCATAAACAATGCTGATTGTAAAGTGGCAAATACTAAATTTTGTATTGCAAAATAATAAGCAATTCTTGACAAATTAGATATATCGCTTTGTAATTGTGGATTACTTGCGTTTCTATATTCAGGACTTATTCTTCTGTTTTTAAGATCTAAAAACGCTTTTTTACCTAATCTGTTAAATTGAGAAGTTACATTTTGGAAAGCCAATATTATTTTTCCAAGTGATGACGCTTGTTGTTGCGAAACTAGATCGGGCCTTGCCGATTGCTGTGTGGCCTCAGCTAATACCTGAAAATCAATAAACGCTTTTGCCTCTGCTTCTTTTTTGCTTAACCCTTGCTTTAAGTATGTATTTATTCTATTTCTATAATAAGTAGCTCCACCAGTTGCAATTGCAACATTATCCCCAATTTGTGTTGGTTTGAACCCCATTTCTAGTAGTTTACCTAATAACACTACTGGACTGTTTTTAGCGCCCCTTAGTGATTCTGCTAATTCAGCCCCATTAATATCCGTTTTAATTCCACCACGTCTTTGTTTCATAAAATCAGAGTTAAATAAAAACGCCCAATCAGCCCAATATTGTTTTTGATTAGCAAAGGCTTTTGCCGCCGCTATCATGTTATTGTCGCTATAATTTATAAAGTTTACTAAAGACATTTGCTGTAGCACTACGGATCTTACATTGATAAACATGGTAGCCGCAACAGAACTATTAAACCAATTCATAAACCCATTTACAATTTTATTTTGTCCACTAGGTCTATTTCTACCAGTTTTAATCCTATACAGCATGTCCTTAATAGCGCTAACCATGTCAGGACCGTAAATAGCCTCTATTTTATTTAAGTTTTTTTGTGAAAATATTATATCAGCATTCTCAGTAAATTTAGTAAAAAACTCTTCTCGACCAATTCTACCAGTGGCATCGTCTAGATCCATTCTTATGTCTGTAACCTCCCACCCTTCTGAAGGGCTTACATAATTATCTCTTTTAGATATAATATTTAATGCTTCAGCATAAGATTGTAACTCTGAATCTTGTGTAATTAAATCAACTAAACCCTGTTGGTCTTTTTTGCTTAACCCAGGTATATTGTAACCATGTTTATCCCATAAATACACTCTAATAGCGTCTTGATATGTAAAATCACCATCTGGAGTTTTTTTGTTTAATTTCTTTTTAACATTTTCAAACTGCTTATTTAACGATCTATAATCATTAGCTATAGATTGTCTGGCTGTATTTAACTCTCTATATGCTCTATTCAATGGTCTAATTAAAGTTTGCTCAAAGAAATCTCTATGTGCATTTCCTTTTTTACCTTTACCTATAAAGTTGTATAATAACCCTACAAAGTCTTCGTGTGAAGGTGGTATAAAAAATCTAAATTTACCTTTACTTTTTCCACGTTTTCTAGCTTTAACAGCTGAAAATCTTTTTTTAGATTCTATACCAGTAATATCTTCTAATATGTCATTAAACTGATTATCCACGTTTTCGCTAAACTTAACTCTTGCTTGTTGTACTTTTGATTTTACATCAAATTGTTCTAACATATTTTTTACTGCTTGCACATTTTGCAACGCGTCATCAGCGAAATAAAAATCATTAAAGCCTTCACCAACTTTATCAGCTATCCAAAGTGCTTTAGCTTCTGAAGTAGAATTAGCAAGGCCAGTTATATTTTTTAAAGGTATATTTAAGCCGTTAGCTTTTAAGAAATCAAATATAGCAATAGCAGCTTGTGGTGGTCTAGCTGTTAACACAAACATATTCTCAGGACCAAACTTACCTTGTAGTTTTAGTGCCTTTTGAAATAATGGCGCTATTTTACCTTTTACAACTTTATTAAATTCTGAAAAATCAAATTTATATCCTTGTTCTAACATGCCTTGATAATCTCTAGCATATTCTTCGGCGTTCAAAGTACCAGTTGTACCGTCTGGTCTAGTAAATTTAACCAAAGATTCTGTTGTGGCTAACGTGTCGTCAAAATCTAATATTGTTATACCTCGTGAAGACTCAGAATATTTGTTTGTTCTAGAATTATTTACCGCTTTATTTAAATTTTCAGCGTTACCTATGTTTTGAGAAAAAGCTGGCGCGCCTGTAGCTTGCATAAAACTTTCTGTTGTTGTAATACCAGAGTTAGGCTCGTTTTTTATTTTACCAGAAAGATAAAACTCTATACCTATAAACTTATCTCTAAATTTAACTTTCCCTCCTCTATAATTATCTACAGATCTTGAGTTACGTAGACTAGCCCTAACTTCAACGTCTACGTCTAGTAATGGTAAACCTGTAAACTTAGACAGTTCACTTAGCCTAAAAGAACCGTAGCCTCCATATGTTATAGATCTAACTGGAGCATCTATTTTCTTTTTATCTATAATTATTTTTTTATTTTCGTAGCCATTTGCTATAACATCTCTACCTTGTACAACTTTTTTAACAAGGGTTTTGCCTAAACCTTTTTTACCTGTATTAGGATCAATAAGTCTACCAGACATTCTATCATCAACTTCTGCAGGGATCCAAAATCTTTCGTTACCAGTTACTTGATCTGCAAACTCTGGATCTCCTTTTTTATAACCATATTTTTCGTTATACTCGTTGTTATATTGATTTATTTGTTTTATTTTTTGCCTTGCAACTTTTATAGCCTCTTTAACAATTTTATCTAAACCTGGTATGTTTTTATGAGCTGGATTTGCCAATACATACTCACCTGTTTCAAGGTTAAGTTTTGTAAACTTAACACTACCCATTCTAGCGCTAGGTGTTTGTTTTATTTCGTGGTTTTCGTATTTTCCATCAGGAAAAGTAAAAACTATATCAGCATACCCACCTTTTTCTTTTGCAACTAAAGAATCAATATTAAAACCTTTTATAGGTTTTACAATTTCTTGCAAAGCCTCGTTGTAAGCTTGTTCAAAAGCTCTACCATGATCCCAATTGCCGTTTTTCTTCATAGCAAAAGTCATTATGCTACCGTCTGGCGCTTCGTACTGACCAAAACTTTCCATTTTTTTATTAATCCTATTGTAGTTTGCAGAAACTTTTTCAGAAAATTTAACAGCGTCAAAACTTACTTGCTCATCAGTAGCATTTTGAGCGCTATCAGACATTGTTCTCATTTTAGACTTTACAACAGCTTCTAAATTATCTGAGTTTTCGTCAATATAGCTATCAACAGCTAAACTTGCTTTTCTTTTTGCAATACGTCTTATTAAGGCAGTTCTTCTTTCTCTTAAATCATTTGGCTTACCTTCTAAAAACCATCTTATATATTCACGTTTGTTAGTTGTATTTATTTGTGTATCTTTTACATAATTACTAACTTTGCCAGTTTCAGGGTTAATAGTTTTATAATCTTTTTTGCCTGTTTTTTCTTGTTTAAACCACTTTTTGTAAGACGTTCTAATAGTTTTAATACCTAAGCTAGCAACAATTTCGTCATATTCATCTCTAATAAAAGCTTCATATTCAGCTGTTGGTTCAACTTTTCCAGTCTTTTTATTTTTTGCAATTTTAGGTATTGTTTCAGATAATTTAGCTCTTATATCTTTAAGAACAAGTATATCCATTTGTTTTTGAGCTTGTTCAAAAGTTATTTTACCACTATTAAAATCATTTAATAAATTATTAACAGCAGTTACAGTTAAAGCATCTGCTAAGCCATTGTCTAGCTCTACATTAAAATCTTTTAGTTTTCTAAGTTTAACGTCTTTAACTTCTGACTCTTGAGTTGTGGTTTGTGTATCTTCTATATTGGCGTCTTTTTCCTCAATAGCTCTAGTTCTTTTTTGCTCTTGACCTCTTTTAAATAGTTTTTTAGCGGCGTCTTTTTTAGCAAAACCTATGTTAGCCATTATAGCCTCACCAATAGTTATGCTTTCACCTGTTTTAGTTTTTCTTTCAGCTTGAGGATTATAGTTCATTAATCTATTACTAGCAGATTCTATAGTAGCCTTTGTTTTAGCAGCACTCATACCAAGACTTCTAATATAGTTATTTACAGCGCCACCACTTAAACTTATTGATTCAAACAAATTATTAAACTCTGGACTTTTTTGAAACTCCGCCTTAGTATATTCTTTGTTTTGATTTTTTAATCTAGATTTTAATTCTTGCTCTATTTTATTAACTGATTCAACAGCGCCTGATCTTTCAGACATTTTATCTGCAGTGTCAATTTTGTCTATAGTTTCACCATATTTTTTGAGAGCTTTAATATCTTCTCTAGACTCTAAATCTCTAACGTCTTTAATAGTTAAAGTACCAGCTTTAAGCTTTTTACCAAGACTAACAAGCATCGTTATAGCATCTACTTGGCCTCCTAAATTTAAATCAATACCATGATTATCTTTTAAAACATTACTAGCCATAAAGCCAAACACACCACCAATGTTATCTTGCTCTAAATTAACATTACCAGCCGCTGCTTCTTCTAAAAATACAGATATTACTTCGTCTGCACCACCAATAGACCTTCTTCTAAGTCTATTGTACAAACCTGTATCGTTTTGCTCTGCCCAACCTAAAACAGCAATGCTTAATGGGGCAAAAGCATCGCTATTTCTACTTATAACATTACCTAAAAGTCTATGGCCAAGCTCGTGGGTTTTTACTTCAAGACGATCATCTTTAGCCATATTTTCTATAACTATATAAGATTTTTCAGTCGTAACGTTGTCAAAACCGTGCGCACCGTTTTTAATTTTTGTTAATTGTTTTTCTAACTCAGGATATTTTAGCTTACCGTCTTTGTTTTTTTCTTTAGATTTTTCTTCATACTCTTGAACGCTTTGAAACACAACTAAATTATCTTCTAATAAACCATCTTTTTTAGCCTTGTTTAAATTTTTATTTATTTCCTTTGCATTCCAAATGCTTTTTGCATGAGAGTATATTTCAGATTCAGTAGGTTCTTTTATAACCGAGCCAACTCTAAAACTACCTTGTCTAAGCTCTTGCTCAGCTAATTTTTTTAACTCTTCAAAAGACTTTTTATTTTTGTTTTGACCAGCCCAACTATGGAATTTACTATGCTTTTCTTTTTTAAATTCGTTTCTAGCAAATTGTTTAAATTCAAAATCTATCTTAAGCTTTTCTAGCATTTTTTTCTTTTGAGACTCTGGTATGCTCTTATTCTCAATAATAGCTTTTGCTTTTACTCTAATTTCTTCTTGCTCTTTAGTCACCACTGTATAACCTTGATAAGCGTCTTTATCCATGCTTTGAACGCTTTTTGTATCTTCAGCTATAGCGTCTTCAATTTTTTTGCTTAATTCATCAATAGCAATTTGATTGTCTGCTTCTCTTTTTTGTAATAAATCTTTTAGCTTTTTATTTTTTTGATATGCAGGGTCGTTGTATTTTGCGTTTAAATTAGCATTTTCTATAAGTAAATTGTTTCTTGTTTCAATATCTTGTCTAATATCTTGTGTTTTGTCAAAATCAGAAAGACTAGCTACGGCCACACCTTTAATTAACGGTACAGACGCTAAAGTTGTTTCAAACATAAACCCTGAAAATAAAGCGTGATCTACATTCTCATCCCAAGGTTTTCCTAAAACAAGATTTTGTATTACCATAGTTAATCCTTCACCACCTGTACCAAGCCCAGCACCTTTTACAAATACTGGCAAATCTTCCGTAACTACATCGTCTATACCTCTTCTAACATAATCTCTTGCTTGCGGTCCATACATATTGTTTAGTGAGTTTCTAGCACCCCTAAGAAGTGGTAATGTAGTGAAATATTCTATTGTAACTTCAGGTATAGCGTATCCAGCAGAGATGTATGTTTTTTTCCAAGTACTATGGTCTATTGCTCCTTTAGAGTCTAGTTCTTCTAAAGTCATTCTACCGTAATTTTCACTAAAACTACTAGCACCTAAAATACCTAAACCAACTTTTGGTATTGCAAGTGCTGTAAATACAGCAAGTTGATTTGATATTTCTTGAGTTACAAACTTACCAAACTGATCCCAACCTTTACCAAAAGCATCGTCAAACTCTACATTTGGAGCGTATTTATTAAGTCTTCTATTTATTTCGTCTCTTTGCGCAACGTATCTAGCAATACCTTCCTCGCTTTCAGTTAAAGCATATAAATTACCACCAAATATATTAGCGTATGCTATCTGTGTGGTTGCTTTAAACTTGTTCCAATCATTGTAATCTCTACCAATTAAGTTTAAAACTAAATCAGTGTCTTGTACGTTTTCATAATTATCTAATATATCGTTTGTAAGTTTTGTTGAAAACTCATAACTTTTTATTATAGCGTTTAAGTCTTTTTTGTATTGATTAAAAACACCCTCAGGTATTTCTTTGTCGTTTATCAAATAATATGTTTCGCCTTCTTTTACTTCAAACTCAAAAGCAGGATCTTCTATTTTATTTTTTGTTGATTGGTATCTTTTAGCTATTTTACTGTCATTTTGAAAATTATTTTCAATTGCTAAAAAATTCTTTTTTGTAACATATTCTCTAACGTATTCTTTAGTACCAAGTTGTAATACCGCGGTTAGCATTTTTGGATCATCTTGATACTCTTCAAAACCAATAGGTACTTCGCCGTCTTCAATATTTTCTTGAATTTCTTCTATTTTAGCCTGTTTTCTTTTATAAATCTCGTCGCTAATTAATTTTTTTCTTGTAAAATCGTGAAGTTGTTTTTGAGAAACTGGGCCACCTTTATTTTTCTTTATTAAAAAATCATAGTTTTCTTTTAGTTCTTTTTCAAAAGGCTGTTCGTATAAAATTTTTTTAACAGGCTGGTTTGGAATACTTTTATCTACACCATAAACTCCTTTTTCTATAGGATCAAATAAATCAGGCTTATTATATTCTTCTTGAACAGCGGCTATTATAGGTGTAAAAAATTTTCTATATTTTTCGTAAGCAATTCTACTTTTTTGCTTATTAAGCGTTAATTTTTTAAGATTGCCTTCTAAAATAGATTCATCTTGAAGTTTGTTTTCGAGAAAAGAAGTTAAGTCTGTGTATGATTGTAAGTAAGCTTTTTCTATACTTTGATTTATAGACTCTTTAGAAGGGATTTTTTCACCATCCATAGGTGAAATGTTAAAGCCTGAGCTTTTATTAGGATCTCTAAGAAGAGGCATTCTATTATCCTCAATATTAACTTCAATAACAACATAGTCACCGTCAGGTGAAGTAACTTTTACAGCTTGTTTTTTAGTAAAAATAGCTTTGTCATCTGGCTGGTAAGGTAGTTTGGAACCTTTACTACCTTGCCAAGTTTTGTCATACTCTATATTTGTTCTTAGGTTAAGAGGTTCAAATTTAAACTCAGGAAACATTAAAGAAAGCTCATCAGAAAACTCTTCGTCTTCAACATTACCAAACAACTTTTTATTTACTGTTACTTTGGCTGGGCCTACGTCAAAAAAATCGCTAGACTCTACTTGTTGAGTAAACATGCTAAACAAATCATATTCTGTTTCTGAAACTTCTAAGTCTTTAGTAGGTGTTATAAATCCAGATTCGTCAAGAACAAAACTATACGCTGTTGAGTTTACTTTATATCCACCTTTTTTATTAAGCGGTATTGATTTAAGACTAAACACTGGGCCATCGTCTACTGTAAAATGAGAATCATTTTGTGTGGTGTAATAAGTGTCTTCAAACTCTTCAAAAGTTTTTGGAGCAGGAGTCAAAGTACCAGTGTTATAATCTACAATACCTAAAGAGCTAGGGTCAGAAATATAGTCAAACACTTCTTTTCTATAACTTTTCATTTCACCTGTTTCAGGATCTTTGTAAAAATTTTTTGACATTTTCATATTAAACTTGTCAAAGCCTCCTTCAAACTGTCCTTCGTTTAGTAAAGTATTGTATAAGCTAAATGGTCCCATTTAATATTTAATTTTAGTTTAGTAAAAAGTCAAACCTTGGATCGTTTATAATTCTTAAATAGCTGTGAAGATCTGCATCAGTACCGTCTTTTATAAAGTAATAACCACCACCTGCTTTTTTAGTACCACCAAATTTTTGATTAACCGCCCATTTACCATCAATTTTTTTATGGTTTAGCACGCCAAGAGGAAACTCTTGACCGGCTTTTATTCTATCAATAATACCATTTTTACCACCAATCTGCTCTTGTGTTACATAAAATGTTTTTGGACCTAACCCTTGTTTATCTTTTTTCTCTGTTGAAAGTTGTTTTTTGCTTTTTGCACCGTCATAACTTGCTTTCGATATACCTAATAACCAATCAGTTAGTTTTACTTCAAATTCAGAAGAATCTCCACCATCCCAAACGTCTACGGCTTGATGTGTATAAGCAAGCTCTATTTCTCCAGGAGTAGCATCTGGATTTGCTTTTTTATACTGTTCTACATATGAAAGATTTGCCTCTTCATTATTTTTTCCAGGGTTAGAAAATAAAGATTTATTTGCTTGCACAAATGTTCCGCCACCTGCCGCGTTATAATAATCAAAAGCAAGACTTTTAAGTCCGTTCCCACCATATTTACTTTCTTTCATTGTGTTTATAAAGCCAACAATTTCAGTTTTAGCTAGATTTTCATCCCAATTTTTACCCGCATTTTTTCTTTTTGCACCAAACTTGTCAATTATGTCAGTAAGTTTTCCTGAGTTATCATTAATACTCATTTGGTTTACAAAGAATCCTTCCATTAATTCCGAAGGACTAAATTCTCTATTTTGCATTAAATCTACATCACTAGAATATATTTTAAGCCCATCAGCAGTAAATCTACTAGCAGCGTTCATATCGCCATGAGTATTATTTATTTGCAAGTCTGCAACTCTATGAAATACTTGTCTACCTATACCATTAGATGCGTTTGCCCAATTTTCGTTAACATTTTTTCTTACCTCAGCCCAAATTAACAAATCTGCCTTATTTTTTTCAAGAACACCTTTTAGCATGTTAATTGACTTAACAGCATTTTTGTATTTTTTACCAGAAGGAAGATTAAGTGGTTTTTCTATAGTTTCTACGTGTTTAAGCCATTGGTTTTTTATGTTGGAAAAAAAAGAAGAATTGTCATCACCAAAAGGACCGGTAAGCATTTCATCTGGCATTTCTTTTATTTCAAATTCTTTTTCACCATAAGTAGTTAGTTCATCAGCAATTTTCTTTTTTCCTATAGCTAACTTTCCAAAAGCAGCTATAGCATTCATTATTCCACTATAATCCCATGGTTTTGGCCCCATTCGACCTGCCGCTCTTATTAATTCTCCATCTGCTCCCATATTTATATTTGTTTAAATTGTACGTCTAACATATTGTAATCTACCATATCATAACCATCTACACCTTTTACTACCGCTGTTGATGGAACCTCGTCAGACATAACGCCTTGGAACAATCCTTTTCCGTACATAGAGTTTTTATATTCAAAACTGTATATATTTAAACCACTAGGTGATTGACCAATTAAATTAATATTCTTTTTTAATCTTTTATCACTCAACGCTGCCAAACCAATAACACCACCTACAATATTACCCCACATTGCTTTATTAGCCGCAATAGCTTCTTCAGCGTTTGAAACTTGCTCCATTGACATACCTAACAGTGTTGATTGTTTGTCAAATTCTCGTTGCTGTAAAAGTTGCTCTCCAGTCTGAACTTGTAACTCCCCTTTAGCCTCTAGCTCTTGAAGTCTTGAGGCTTCTTGAGCCGCGGCAATTTGATTTGCACTTTCTTGTTGGCCAATATTAGCCGAGATTCTTTGATTTGCTATTTGGCTTTGGTTAGTTAAGGCTTGTATATTACCAACGTTAAAGTCACCACCACTTCTTATTGCATCAAGCACATTAGCTTCGCTTTGTCGATTTAGTTGCCCTTCAAGATTAGCTTGTTTTTGATTAACAGTTAAATCTTCAAATTGATTACTCATATTGGCGTAAACATTTTCAGAAAATGGGTTTGTAAAGGTTGTATTTCTATATTTGTTCATTTCTGTTTCAAACACTGCCTTTGCATCTGCTAATCTTTTTCTATTTCCACTACCTGCAAAAAAACGTGTAGGAGAACTGTTTTTACCAGAACTATGTATTATTTGTTTTTTAATTAAACCTATTGCCATATTTTATTGTTTATTTATTTATAATTACACTTTTTACGTGTTATTTACTACTTTCTGATATTTCAGAACTAAGTGAAAAAAGCTCTGAAGCATGAACACTTGTGTTTTTCATTTTTACAGTTGCATAATAACCTTTTAGCCCAGAAGTTTCAACAGCATTGTTTTTAGAAAAAAACAAAAAATTACCAACTAAATTTACGCTACTTAAACTAGTTGTTACGGTTATAACGCTAGTATCTTTGTTTATAGCGGTGACATTACCTATTTTTACAGTTGTGCCTAATTGATCAAATCCATTAGCCGTAGTTATAGGAGCGTGATAAATTATATCACCTATACTCAAAGAATCACTTATTGTTGTATTGCCTAATGTTATTGTTGCCATGTTATGATACTGTTAATATGCTATCTAAAGCTATTGTTAATGTATGATTTGTTGTTCCAAAATTTGTTATAGCTAAATTAAAAGCTAATGTTGCACTTCTACTACTACCTGTGAACGTGAGCGAAACATTGTCGTCTAAAGTTTGTGTTGCAGAAAGAACTAATGTATTACCGTCTGTAACGCTGCTAACTGTTGGTACTGATACAGCTGCGTTTATCCCTCTACCACTAACGGTTGTTGTGCTACCAGCTTTTATACCAGCCGTACTATCAACGTCAATAGTTGCATTACTACTTACAGCCCCATCAACAAGAGTTGTAACAGGTGTTAATGTTGCTGCATTTAAAAGAACGCCACTAGTCACTTCATCTATACCTATTAACTCAAATTCACAACCACTAATAGCTTTGCTAGTTTCAGAGCCACCATACGTACAAGTTATAGAAGCATCGTCGGCCATACCACCATCGCCCTGGGCATTTTGTACAACGCTAACTACCACAGTGTTGTTTTCTGAATCAATACTTAAAATTCTTGGAGAACCAGTTACGCCAGTACCAGTTAGCGTCATACCTCTAATTAATCCGTCAACATCATCAAAAGCCACAGTTGTTCCAGCAACTTGATTTCCATTTTTAACTTTAGCAATACTTGATCTGAAATCAATAGGGTGCATACCCGCTACGTTTGTAGTGTAACCCCTTGCAAAGGTAAACGAATTGGCAGATAAAGACAAGTCAAAAGAAATACTTTTTTCAACTCTTACTGTAGAGTTTCTTTCACCAACAAAAGTAATACTACTAGGTAAAGTATTGTAAGAGCCAGAATAAGAGGCTGAAGCTAAAGCCACTGTAATAGTAATAGCTTTGTATTTATTTATAGTTAAAGTATGAGTTAATTCATTAGTAGAATCTTGTAAATTGCTATTTAAAGTAGTCCCTTTAGCAAGACTTGGTGAAAACAAAAGCGTATATACATCATCGCTTGTTACTGTTGGAAAAACTATACTCCCGATGTACTCTCCATCTTTACCAATAATTTGATCTGTGATTTGTGTAGCGGTAGTGGTAAAAGTACCAGAATCAAAATCATAAGTTTTACTATCACTACTTCTTGTAACTTTTAAGTTAAAATAAGCGTCTTCATTTCCTTTTACTACAAAAGTTCTTCCTGTAGCTACAGAAATCATGTCAGAAGTATCTATGTCAAAAGATGTTATTTCTACAAGCGTGTTATTATAAGCGTTTGTTGTTGCTGGTAAAGAAGTTGTTTCGTGGTCAAACAACACAACATCACCTAAAGAATTTACAGTATTAGTATATTTTATTACAAAAACTTTTGCTGTAACTCTACCTGTTGAATCTTTAGTTGTTGTTGAGGTTATTTTATAAGCAGACTTATATGGTGATACTAAAGTAAAAGTAGGTTCATTTATATAATAATAACCACTAGAGGCTGTAAATGTTATTGTAGCTACAGTGGCTTGAACACCGCTGTTAGGAGTTAATGTGTACGATGTATTAGATATGTAATTATCCGCAGAGGTGCTAGTTGTTACACCACTACCCGCAGATATAGACGCAGTATGATTTGCGTCTACATTTATTTTTGAAATTAGTTTTATTGATAATGCCATATTATATATCTTCTGCTGTTATTTTACCTAATCCTTGCACCGTAAATTCACTTGTATCTAAATTGTTGTCAGTAGCAGTGGTATAATAAGTTGTATCGCCTTTTATAAAATTAAACCATTTGCCTTCTTTTTCTATAAACTCATTTATACTACCAGTCTGTTTGTCTGTTGTTATAGTCTCTGCATACCAACCTTCATCTTCTACTAAATTATAATAATTTTCAGTATCGCCTGTATTTTGGTGTATTTTAGACTGTGTGCCTTCGTAATTTAAGGTTTTAAAAGTTTTTATCATACTAGGCTCTTCGTTAAATACAGTTGTAATATCGGAGTAGTATTGAGTACCATAAAAATTGTTTGCAGTTTTAGCTTCAATACCGTCTTCAGTTGTTAAAGGCAAACCTTGGTGATGCCACCAAACCTTAGCGCTACCACTTTGACTTGCAAAAGTATAATAGTTGCCTGAAACGCTCACTCCTTGCTCTGGTATAAATGATTTAAAACTAGACCAACCTTTAACTTTTTCACTATAAGAAACCGTATAGTTTGTGCTACTTTCACCTGGTTTTAAAGTTACATTATACTCTTTTTTATTAACATCATAAGTACCCATAATTTCTGTGGCCGGTTTTAAATTATCTTTAAACCAATCACTCATTCCATAATCAGATATAGGTGTCAAACCATCCATTGACAATCTAAGCACAGCGCCTCTTTGTTTGTCTGTAAAATAACATCTATAAGCTTCACTTGCAAATGACTCTGGGTTTTGTGATATACCATAATCTCCTACAAAAGGTATTGTTTGTCCTAAAACATTTGACGTGGCTGTTACGTTAACATTTCCATCGGCGTTAAACAACGCGTCTTTGTTAGCTTGTATTCTTAATATTTTATCTTCACAAAGAGTTAATAAATCAGAATTTCTAGCAAATATTTTTTGTATACTACCATATTCTGGATTTATGTCTTTTGTTATTTTTTCCGCAGCAATAAATTGATTTGTGTTGTTAACACCGTTTTTAGAATTATAAATACCAGAATATATCAAACCATATTTTCTTCTGTTTTCTTCGTATTCACCTTGCGATGTAGTTGATACTATAGCATTTTTATCAACAAACACTTGGTTAAAATCATCTTTAATTCTATTTGACTCAACACCGTTACCAAAGCTATAACAATTAAACCAAGGTAGTTCGTGTATACTGTTATGGTCGTTAATGTCAATAAAATCACTAGCCTCATAATAAATATCTAAACCTTCACTAGTTTTTGGTTGAGTTTCAAAAACAGCAGGATCATCTGATATTAATTGATTTTCCGCGTCAAAAGAAGGTTCTACAAATTCAATATATTGACTATTTACTTCATCCATAAGATTATCAGTACCAGTACCAGTCACGCCTTTACCTGTGGTCTCGTTAACAGGGTTGTAATCTGGACTAACATTACCAGACTGTGTCACTGTTACGTCTTCATACTCAATAATCCAAGTTATCCTTCTGTTTGTAGCAAGGCCAAATCTAGCTCTTTCATCTTGTATTGTTTTATCACGGTTTATAGTTCTATTACTCGTCCAAGGATCATTAGGACTCCCGTCAGCATATACAGTCGATTTTCCAGCTCGGAAACGGTTAGTAGTATCACCATCGGCAACGATTGCAAATTTTGTACGCTTTGTAGCCTTGTCATCAGGTCTAATTGGACAACCATCAGCTAATGTGCCAGTACCACCATCCCCCCATTTTCCTATTGTTATTAAATAATTACCATTTCCACCAGGATAAACCGTATGGTTGTATCTTCTTTCTTGTTTTACATTGGTAATTTGATACACTTTTTCATTAGGATCTCCAGAAAATCTAAATCTAGAACCTACTTTGATTTTAGAAACAAATTCAGTTTCGTTAACATGGTTTGTGTTTGTAGGTTTACCAACATTCCAAGCTGTTGCGTAAGAACTTTCTTCACCAGCTACGTCTTGAGGTATATTCATTAAAGAAGATTCTGCCCAAATTTTAGCATAAGAAAGCTCCATGTATTTCCTGCCTGCTGTAAAGAAGTGATCAGGCTGATCTTTTATGTCTTTTTCATTTCCTGTTGCTGTAAAAATACCTCTCCCATACCGTGGTAAAAGTGATGTACCTGCTAAACCTTCGCCATTTGTTGTGCTAATTGGATCTGAGTTCCGCTGTAATCTCTGTCCCTGGCGATGATCAAAATGACCAGGATCTGTGTAAAGCCCGTCATGTGGCTTATTGTTGTTCAAAGGTTGTATACCAACATAACGCACCTTGTCTATAAAAAAGTTTCTTCTGGCCTCGTCGTTGTTAGGTATATTTTGATAAGTCCAACTACTATATTTTAAAAACTTTAATATTCTACCCCAGTTTCTTACGGCTGACTGTGACATATATAAAGTGGGAGTTGAAGTACCGCGAAGAGCAGCGGCACCTCTACCAGCGTTATAACCACTATCACCCTTGTCATCAAACCATCTTGTAAAAACTACACTCGCGCCACTTGAACTCCCATCAGCACCTACAGGATCAGGAGCGCTGACGCTACTACTAGTGTCAGTTGTGCCGTATTGAGTAAATACAAAATTGTTGTCGTCCGTAATACTTAAAACAAAAGAATTAAGAGGAATGCCAGGCCCGGAAATATGCCAATAGGGCTGAATGTTAGCGTTGGCGGTGTGTTGAATTGTCTGAGATGTATCTGTTATATTGCAAGTAGTGTCTGTAAAAGTAACTTGTTCTTTAAACGGGTGTATATCAAATAAATTCTGATCAAAAGTATAGGCTTTAACACTGCTGCCTTGTACATAATTACCACTACTAGCAGAATCTTTTTGGAATCTTGAAGCTGTCCCAGCTCCAGGCGCGACATTATAGGCATTATCATCTGAGACATACCAAGATCGTGACTGGGCGGCTATACCAAAACTGTCTTGATCTAATATCGCTTGCTGTTGAACAAATTGTTTTAAGTCACCATCAAGTTGAACTTTAACAAAAAACTTTCCATCAAACTCAGGTCTACTATCGCTATCATAATGAGCTACAGTTACACTCACGCCAGAACTAAAATTTGAACCACTCATAATCCAACCAGAATCAGTTTCTAAAATTGGAGAATGCAAGTGTAGTATGTAGTACCTATTGTCTGAAGATAAATCAACAGCGTCTGCTTTAAGCCAGCCTGATTTTACACTACCACTTTCAAATTGTAAAATTAAATCGCTATACCCTTCTAGTTCTGCTCCATTTTCTTCGTTAATCCATAAATCTTTTTCTATTTTTAAAACCTGTTGATCTTCAGATGGTCTATAGTTTACATTTGTAAACACGCCGTTTAAAGACCCCGAGGAAGACCACGAACCGTTAGCAGTACCTAACTCTTTTCTAGACTGCTTAAGAAAACTAGGGGTATCATTTTCTATAGAAATTATTTTATACGTAGAAGACTCGCTAATAACAGCTTGACCGTTAAGTTGTTTTTTTAATACTAAGTAAGTTTCTTCATCCACTTTGTTTCTTTCATTAGAAGGAAAAGACAACCAGGCCATACCATCTATAGTCTCATATATTCTATCTACTGCTAAGTTATAATACTCCGAAGAAGTTTCTTTTACAAAAAATTTAAAAGAATTTGCAAACTCAGGAGGAGTACTATCAATTTCAATATTTATAGCATTTATATTACTAGAATCTATTTTTGGAACTTCAATCGAAGAGTTTTCACTTGTTAAAACTGGAGTTTGTCTTCCAAACTCATCAGCATATACCACGCCAAGTTGATATGTTCTTTGTGATTTTATAGATTTATTTTTAGCTTCAGTTGATTTTTTAAGACTAAAACCGGTTATTTGGCCTTTAAATGGAAGCAAAGTGCCGTATGTATCAGCGTCAGTTGTTGTAATAGGTACTACTTGAATCATAAAGTTTTTGGAATCTGTATAAAAACTTTCAGTATTTTCAGTAGTATTAAGTTTACTTAAAGTTAATTCAAACTCATGAACACCAATCATATCACCTGTTACAGTTAAAGGATTAATATCAACTTTATCGCTCTTTGTAGGACCTACTAAATGAAGTCTAATATTACCCTGCGTATAATTATTTAATCGAATAGAAACTACATAAGTTTCGTCATCTTCTAACTCAACCCCTTGCCAAATTTTCATAAAACTATCAACACCACCAGTATCTTTTTCTTTAAAACCTTTTACACCTATACTTGTGCTAATCCAATTGGTTATCCAACCATTTCTAGCTCCGCTTACATAATCATGATTCCAATTAGGTATTTGAGCACTAGAAGGACCGTCTGCTTGGGATAATCCTGGGTTTTGTAGTATTTCACTTGAAAGTTGAGTTCTAAAATTTATAAAAGCATTTATTTTTGGCTTTATAACCGAACCTTCTCCGTTGTTAATGTCATAGTTTTCAATATAGTTTCCATAAACAACTCTATTACCAACAATACTTTGTGCTAATGCTTTTTTAGGAACAGAATCAAAAGGTCTTAGTATTTGATTAGATGATATGGCAGAATATATGTTTTCAGAACTAATTGTATATGTTCCTTGGTAATCCAAGTTTACGTCAGTAGTATTCCACGAAGTTGAATCATAAAAAATATTATCAACAGTATAAATAACAGGAGAGTCTGACTCTTTATATAATATATCTATTTGAACAACCTCTTTAGGTATTTCTTTTGGAATAAATTTTTCTATAATTAATTCTTTTAAAGTATTAACCATTCCTGAGTTAAATCCTTTAATTTGATTATAATTAAAATCTCCAGTACCAAAAGCTGGTTCTGAAAAAGGAGATATGTTTGAATATTCCCCGTCAGCATATTTCCATCTTGTTGCAAATCTTGCAAACTTTTCTTTAAAAATTATTTTAGCATCTTCTTCTAAACAAATTTTGTAAAGAACAGAAGAGGTTGGGGCGTTAGGACTTAAAGTTAAAATTACAACTTTGACGGTTAAATTGCTAATAGATATTACCCTAACTCTAGCATGGTTATTTGTTATAGTTGGTGTAAAACCATTAGCAAAAACTAAAATGTCATTTGATTTGTAATTAGAATTTAAATCTGTAGTAAATTCAAAAATACTACCTATTTGTTTTTGACTTAAATCAATAGTACTATTTACAGTTATATTACCAGATCTTATACCGCTTTTTATATCTAAAATAGGTGCTTTTTTTGGACTTTTTTTAATTACAGTAATGTCTTCTTCTTTTACAAAAACATCATCATCTATTCCTATATCTCTTTTGCTTAAAACAATTCTTGTGTTTTTATTTAATTTACTAGCGTCTGTACCCTCTATTGATCTAGCTACGTTTATTCTTTTAGGTTCTGAATTATCGTCTGTCCAAAATAATAAATCATCTATAATATTAATACCTGTTATTAATTTACTTTTGTCAAAACGCAATACCCTAGATTTTTTTTGATTAGAATTATAATCGTAAGGATTGTTAATATCAGGTTTTGACCAAGAAAAGTCTATGTAATCCCAAGAATTATAATCAATAGCATCAAAACTAATTGTATTACTACTTTTTGTTATTTTTCTAACTTCATTATTTCTACCAGCGACAGATGTAACAAAAATAGCGTACATACCTGTCGAAAGATTTGTTGTTGTTGTATTAAAAGAAGTATATGTGGAACTACCCACCCAGCTAGACAAAGCGCTTGAAGGATGTTTTTCTGAATAAAAATCAATAAAGACAGGGGTAGTGGTGTGTGTATTATCTGAAGAGTCATATTCTGTTTTGTATATAACGTCTTTGTATGTGGTAATAGAAGATGGGGCACTATTGTCCCATACATTAGAACTTGCAATAAGCCAATAAGCACAATCGTTTTGTTCATCAGCAACAGAGCCAATACAAACCCCAGCTGTAGACATTGTTGTCGCACTAGCCGTTGGTATTGCACTATTACCTAATAAACTTTGAACTGTACCAACATCACTATCTTCAGATGTTGAAACCTGAACATTAGTTGCGTGTGTATACTGTCCATTAGGAACCAGTCTTTCGTCAAGGTCTTTATTCATTTTACCTTGAGAAAAGTTGTGCTTTATTTCTGGCATATATTAGTGTTTTATGTGCTTAGATTTACCTCTAAGTATTTGAGTTAATTCTTCTAATTTTAAATTTGATAATCTTAGTTTTGCCTTTCGAGTTGCAGCAAATTTTTCTTTTCTAAATCTATTTATAACATATTCTTGAACATTAGCTTTTGTTGACATTATTGCATACGCTATGCTTTTATACATTGCTTCTTCTGCAAACTTATGTACTTGCATTTCTGCATCTGTACCTAAACTATCGCTTATATATTTCAAGGTTACAGTTTTTCCAGAAAGAAAAGAACTAAAATGTATTTTACCTGTAAGTTCATCTATATAAAATGAACCATTGTTTTGGGCGTGTTGAGGATCTATACCGTATCTTTGTCCTTCTGCAATCCACTGCGTGTCATCTTCGTAATCATCAGTTGTTGTTGTTGAAGTGTGGGCTTTATAACTTTCCCATGTTGAAGACGTATTGTCTGTTGTTAGATTAGTACCATCAGTAGTATAACTACCATCTGTACCTTGTGTAATATCTAATGGATTTGAAGTTTTCATTGCTGGATATAATACATGTTCTATCCCGGCAGAGTCTGCCCAAGTTAATTTAACATAATTAACATAATCTTGCGGCAAGACCATTAGTAGCGTAGCAGGTACTTCTATTTCTTGAGACTTTGTGGATTTAAGCGTATCAAAAGACAATTCTTGTAAAGCTCTTTGAGCATGAAAAGCCACGTCAGTTCTTTTAATTTTTGGTATTATTTTATCTTCACCAACATAAGCTATAATAAATTGATTTATAATATCTTCTAGTGACGTAAATTGATAAGTGCCAAAGCTTGAACCACCATAATAAGCGTGTTGAGTTTGATTGTCTAATAATCCCATTTATTTATTGTTTTTCTTGTTGAATGCTTTTTTGTTCTTCTGCAGCAGCCGCTTGATATAGTACAGAATCTTTAGTAGATATACCAGCAAGTTGAAGTATTTTTTCTACTAAATTATTTTCTTCAGATTTGTGTAATTCAAAATTTTGCAAATCACTAGCACTACCATTGTACAAAGCTTTATAAGTATCACTAACAGTATAAGTCCATTTTACAGTGGCAGGTTTAGCTATATAATTACACTGAACTCTAGACGTTATTGTTACAGGGTATATTTGTATTCTCCTTTCTCTGTTTGTGTCATTATCACCGGCAGCTGAAAATCTTACATAAACAGGTCTAGTTGCGTTAGGTTTTGTTAAAGGAGAGTTTTGAATATGATGTATATCGTTTTGATTTATTTTTTCTATTTCAACATATTTACCATCAGTATCATAATAAAATACTTTTCCTATTCTATAATAATCAGGTAGTATACCAACACCACTACCATTGCTCATGTCAACAGCAGCTCTATATTTTTCAAAATGATCAATTTTTTCATTTAATAAAGCAATCATATCGGCGTGAGCCATGTCGTTGCCTGCTACTCTATTAAACTGATTTAAATCATAAAAATATTGCTCAAATATATCCATCTGAGCTTGGTTAGCAAATAAGTTAAACTCCTGTGGAGTTATATATCCTCTTTGCTCTTTGTTAGCTATTGCTAATACTTTTTGATATACGTCGTTTATAATTACTGCCATATTTTTTTATTGTAGTTTGCGATCGCCCCGAAGAGCGACCGCTCCTACAGTTTGATTAGTTTAATCGTTTTTCTATATTTGAATAGATTTCCATACCTTCATCAGTTTTAAACCAATGTGCTAAAGCAGTGTATGGGTGCTCATCAAAAGGAACTGTCATTATAGGTCTGTTGTTTGATCCCCATAAAAAGTTTCTTTGATCTTGACTTAGTTTAATAATACCAAGTTCTGTAGCTTTGATACCAAAGTTTCTAAGTTGAACATTATCATCAGTAGCTAACTCTAAGAACAAGGCAGGATTTTGTCTAGCAAATACTAACAAATCTCTTCTAAGCTCTTTAGAACTCATCTTAGATACTTCAGAGCCTTTTTCTACACGCATAATAGCTTCCGCCATGTCAATATCCATTTCTCTAGCCGCTAATATTGCGTCAGCTTCCATTTCTAATATTTCTATTTCATCAGCTGCATTAACCTCTGGTTTCCATTCGTAATAAACTCTATCTTTATGTGGGTGGTGTAAAGATAATAATTTTTGTAAAACTGTTTTATTTTTAGGTACAAACAAAGCGCCGTTTCTAAAAATAATATGAGAAAGTCTTTGGTCTCCAACCATTTCATCCACAAATGAAGTTCTTTGATTTTCGCAGTATTTTAATTCTCTTTCAAATTGTTTTTCTTCGTCAAACCAGTATACACCAGCAGATTTTAACATGTAGGATAAAGGTTTTTTATTTCCTTTTAAATAATAAACTCTATCTTTTACTTCCCACTTTGGTTTTTTAGGTTCAACTTTTTCAGGTTTTGGTGTTTCAACAACTGGTGTTTCAACAACAGGTACCTCTACCTTTTCTTGTTTTTTTGCCATAATATAATATATAATAAAATTAATAAAAAATAAAAGGGAAGACGGAGAACGTTTGCGTGTATGCCGTCCTCCCTTTTAAAATAATAAGTGCTTATTTCATTAACATGAAATTGTTAGCACCTTGAGTAATTAAACATCTTTCAGTTAAGAAGTGTAATTGCATTGCATCTAAAGCAGATGTAGCAGCGCCAACAGAACCTGTAACCCAAGATTTCATTCTTCGGTCGTCAGTTTGTGAAGCTCTATATCTAACATGTAAGAAAGGTCTTTTCATACTTGCACCAACAGTTTGATCATAAACTGAAGAAGTACCAGCAGGAATCATAACACCTCTAATTGCATTAACAGTATCTCTATCGTTAATACCTCCTCTTGTAGCTTTGTCATTTAAGTATCTGAAGTCAGACTTATAGAAGTCATAAGAACCTCTTCTGAAACCAGTGAAACCTAAATTTAACGCCATATCTTCAGAATTGCTGAATACACCGTATGATGTACCACCAGCTCCGTAAGAGTTCATAGCAGCTAACATATCATCAATAGCTAAGCTAGTTGATCTGTTAACAAACATCATGTACTCTTCAATAGCACCTTGCTTATCAAACTCAGCTAAGATAGCGTCAAATTCAGCTAAATCAGTAGAAGCGTTAACACCAGTAACACCAGTAGTTACATTACCTCTATCTTCGATAGCAGCAAATAAACCTTGAGTACCATAAGTATCTCCAGTTGCTCCTAAGAAAGTATCAGCTAAAGATTGATCAGCATCACCTTTAATAGACTCAAGCATAGCCATTTCAATGTAATCAGTGAAACGAGCTCTTGTATCAGACTCTGCCTTTAAGTACCATAAGTAACCTCCTTGACCAGTTTCAGATGATACTTCAACCCAACCAATTCTAGAAGAATCAGATCCTGAAACTTCGTAGTAATCTTTCATAATAATTGGTTTATTAGAAAAAGATTTAAATGTTGGCTGGTTAGCTTGTCTAGAAGTTTCGCCGTTGTAGTTATCACCTTTTTTGTATTCAGAACCATAAACTAATAAAGTAGCTGTATCACCAGAACCAGCAGCTAAACCTGCGTTTGTAAATGTAGCAGTCCCATTTCCAGCATCGTATAAAGCAATACTAATTTGGTCAAGAGCTACGGCAGTAACAATACCTCTAGCAGTTGCGCTAGCATCAGATACTAATACCATATCATTAACTCTAACACCGTGACTAATAGCAGTTGCGTCTAAAGCATTGCCATCAATATCAGTGTCAATTTCGAAAGTACCACCTTCTGCATTACTGTTTCCAGTTTGTTGTGCAGGATCAGCGATATGTCCTTTGTAAGACAAGTGTAAACGACCTTGCTCAGACCAAACAACTTGGTCAGCAGTCATCGCTTCTTCAGCTCCTACTTGTGAAAGAAATCCTGAAATAGTTCTTGGTCCAAAAACTTCAGCTTCTTTTTCCATAAGATCTGGTACGTATTGTTGCGCCCATCCTTTTCCTGATTCGGACGCTAAATCTAAATAATTTGATTGGAGTGCTTGCTTAGTTGGAGCTAAGACACTGTTCAAATTATTACCTCCTGTAATTGCCATAATTTTTTAATTTTAAATTAGTTATTTATTTTTAATTTTAAACTTAAAAGTTGGAGAAGTATCATCGTTAAGCACTCTTACTTTAGGACCGCTAGTGTTATCATTTGAAAATGCTTGCCTTGGATCCATACTTACGTTTTTAGCCTTAGCAACACTTTCTTTCATAGCATCAGCTTTACCTTGCTCATAAAAGTGATTAGCAATAGCGTCGGGATTCATTGCTGTAAATAAAGATTTATGATAACCTTTAGCATCTGACATTTCATTATTTTCGTTCAAGAACTTCTTGACAAAATTATTAATATCACCTTGGGTTTCTTTAACCTCATTAGCATTTTTCACATTAAACCTATATCTCTTATCTCCGACGTTGTATTCAAAACCTTTGAATTTATCGTTAAAAACTTCTTTAGTTTTTAATTTAAAAGTGTTAGTTTGTTTTTCCGCTATTTTTTTATTCTCTTCGCTTTCTTTGTTGTATCTATTAAAGAAGTTCATCGCTTTTTGTTGTTCAGGCGTTAACCTAGAACCAGCTTTGATTTCTTCATAGTATTTAGACTTTTGCCCGTCTAAGTGGCTTTTAGCGTTGGCAACTTGCTCTTTTAACGCTATTTTTTTCTTTTTAATCTCTCTTTCCTCATCTACTTCTTCATCGTATGAAAATGAGTCTTCCATTAAAAAACTAATTTCATCATCTGTTAAGTGAGATTTTGTTTGTTTGTAGTACTCTCTAAGAACTGCCATGTCGTCATAACTAGAATAATCTTGATTAAGGCGTACGTAGTCTTCTAGCGTACCGCCAGTATCTTCCATAAAATCTACAACTTTCTGTAAATTCTCAGGTAAAGCTTTTCCAGTTTCTGCTTCTTCTACTTTAGCATCTAGTAGTTCTTCTGTAAGTTCGGTTGCTTCATCTTTAACTTCTTCTTCGGTTACTTCTTCTAATACTGGAGTTTCTTGTGCTTCAGCTTCCGGTTGTACTTCTTCTTGTTTTTCTGTGGTGTCGGCATCTTCAACGAGCTCAACCACTCTGTTGTTGTCAGTGTTGTCTTCTGCAACTTTTTCTGTAGTTTCATTTTTCTCTTCTTTTGGTGTTGGTGGTTTACTTAAATCTACCTTAATGATATTATCATCTTCTTTTTTATTTTTAAGATCAACTTTTACTACGTTGTCTTCGGTAGTCTTTTCTACTACTTCTTCTTTTTTCTTTTTTGCCATAATATAATATAATAATAATTAATAATTGTTATCTAGGATCAAACGCACCTAAATCAAATCCGCCTCCTAATATATCATTACCTGCGGATTCAAAGTTTTTAGGTGGTTTTTCACTTTTTCTTTGTTCAATCATCTCGCTTTGTTGAGTTGCTTGAATTCTAGTTCTTTCATCTTTACGATCTTCTTTTTCTTTTTCTTTTGTTTTAGCGTTTTCAGTTTCTAACTGCTTAAGCTGCATGTTCATTTGAAACTCTAATTGCATAAGTTGTTTTTTATATTCAACTTCTTGCGCTTGTTTTTGCGCGTCAAGTTGTGCTTTCATTTGTTCTAATTGCGCTTCACTTTGCATTTTGGCTTGCTCTTTTTGAACTTCTAATTGCGCGGCAGCTTGCTGCGTCTGCATGTTGGCCTGTGCTTGGGATTGAATGTTTTGCTGTGCAACTATTTGGTCTCTCTCTTGTTTCTTCTTTCTTCTAATTTTTAATATTTGATTTGCTAACTTAACACTTTTAATTTCTCTAACATCAATAGCGTCCTCAAGATCTATAGTTTGTTGTTGTAAAGCCATTTGAATATTATTCTCTAACATAGCTTTTTCTTCTTCATCAGGCATTAATTCTATAAATATACCAAAGTCATACAAATGTAAACTTGACATTTCTTCTAGCGTAGCTGCGTTATGAGTTCCTATAGCTTGAATGAAAGCGTCTCTTGTTGGTGAATATTCTATAATATCAGATATTCTAAGAGACAAGCAATCTGCAGTTTCTTTTGTTAAAAATAAACCAGCTTGTAATATATGTCTTGTGGCAGTGTTAGAATTTGCAGCCGCCATTTTTTGTATTCCAACAAGAGCGTTTTTGTCTGGCATGCTACCATCTCTAGCCTCATTTAACCCGGTTACATCCCTAATCATTTGTAAATAGTAATTATAGTTACCTATAAGTGATTGCATTTTTTGACCACCAGAACCTGATTGTATTTCCTGTATAGGTACTTTACCTGGATTCATATCACCTTCTGAAGTAAACGATCTACCTATAACAGAACCAGTTTGGAAAAACATGTTTAATGCTTCTTGTGGATTATAGTTTGTTCCATTACCCAAATCTATTTCAGCAAGACCATCAGCATCTAAATAAACACCGTCTGGAACCATTCTAGATAATACTTGTTGTAGTTTTAAATGCGTAAGCTGTATCATGTCAGCAAAACCAGTTATACGCTGTACTAATGATTCAATACGACCTTTATACATACGTGGGGCAACAATAGCGTAGTTCATTTTAACTTTAGTAAAATCGCTTTTTGGTCTCATCATGTTTTTAGCCATTTCCCATTTAAGCAGTTTGTCACTACCTAAAATCATAGCCCCATCGTACAAACATTCTATAGACCTATGTAGTTTGCCAAAGTTATCAGCATTTTCAGGCGGATTGAAAGTATCATCTTTTGCTAATATTTTATCTGCACCAGTTCCAGTTTCTTTTACTTTGTAAACTTCGTTCATGTACGTCTTATAATTAAAATATAAAACTTGGACCTTGTTAGTGTCTTGCTCACTTTGATTATAACCTTGATTATAGTTTGTTTTGTGATAGTTTTTATTTTTAACTATATCTTCTAAATCTTCTTGTTGTAAATGCGGAAACTGTTTTACAAGCTCGTTTATTGGTATAGACTTTACCTCACCCACGTAATATATATCGTCAAAATATGGCGACTCAGTATAAGAATAAACTAAATCTTGCGGATCAACATAGTTAACAACAACTCCTTCTGAAGTATTAAAAGATGTTTTTACAGCTCCAATACCTAAAACTGTTAAATCGTAATAAAACCTTTTTTTAATTAATTCATAATTGTTACCTTCTAACAAAACGTTAATAGCTTGTTCTTCTGCTAATTCAACTGATTGTTTATAAGTAAGTTGCATATGTAGATTTAATTCTTCTTCAGTTTCTGGTAAAGTTTCTGGATTATTTTCATACAAATTAATTCCAAAAGCTTCTTCTACATATTCATTTAGCTCTTTGGTTTTCATATCACTAATCAAAGATTTCATATATTCTGTTCTTTGACTAACCCCAAAAGGATCTTGAGAATACGCTTTTATATCATAAGTTCTCTCGGCAATACCATTAACAACTATATCAACAAATTTAGGTATAATTGGAACTGGCTTCCAATCTAAATTAAGATAGGACAAATCACCGTTTATAGATAACTCATCCTTATATTTTTGAATTGATTGTTCGCCTCTAGCGTATAACCTTAGATTATGAAAATTGTTATGATTAGTTTTATATCTATTACTACCTCTTTCGGTATGAAACCACTCAGCCTCAATAGCTTTAGCCACTTTCAAACCGTAATCATAGCTCATTTTCTCTATATCACTTACAACTTGAGATGGAAAATAACTTTTTACAATCATATTTATTTTTTAATTAATTTTGATGCGCTGCCTTTATTTTCATATTTAGCAATGCTTATATTTAGTTTTGGTTTCTCTATTTTAGCGTTTGGTCTATACAAGTGTCTATTGTTAGCCATGATAGCTAAACCAGAACTAATAGAGGCATCATGTTTTGTTCTTTTATTTATGTCAAATCTAGCCCAGTCATTTAACAAATCGTTAAAATAACAATTACCAAATTGACCTTCATTATTCATACCCACGTGGCTTTGTATATACATTTCAATAGCAGCTGCATGAGCTTGTTTTATATCTTCACTTGAATTTGGTATACCACCTATTTCTTTCTCTGCAGTAGATAATTTGTTCCAAATTTTATCAGGCCTATTCATACTAAAGCCTCTATACCCTCTTCTTCTTAAATAATACAATAGACGAGGTTTGTTATTCTCTGCAAGTATTGGCATTCCATAAAATACTAACGCCATTAAAACATCTTCAAAAAATATCTCTGCTGTTTGTGGTCTAGCTAAATACTCTAAAAAGAACGTGTTAGCTGGAGCGTCTTCCATTGAAAATTTAGTTAAACCGTGTAATGCACCTTTTGAACCTTGACCATCTACTGTTCCAGATATATCATAAGAGTCACAACCAAACGCTCCCATGTGTTCATTACCTGGCCATTTAACACCATTTTTAATTACAACCTTATTTTGTATATTTGTTGGTGGTACCCAACTTACTTTAAATCTACCTTTTGGGTCTGGATAAAATATAACAGTTGAGTCTTTTATTCCGTTTACCCATTGAAAATTACCTCTAGTAATTCCTAATGTCCTAGACATTTCCTCATTATAATCTATCTGCTCATATATCTTTACTAAATTAAAAAGACTACCTTTTGCCTCATCTCTAAACGCATGCTCTGTAGTTCTTGGAAATTGTCTATAAAATTCGTTTAACGCGTCTTGATCGTTTTTTAAACCATCAGCTTCGTTCTGCCAACTGTCTATAACACCTATATCTATTAACTCTCCATGGGGGTCAAAGACGTCATTACTCGGAGTATTGAAGACTGGGCTTCCGTGCTCATCAATAAATCCTTCGTAGTTCCACTCCATTGGGATAAAAAGAGAATATAGTCCAGACGCTGTTTGTCCATTTCTGTTTCGCTTAGTAACGTCGGATGCGTTGTATAATTTTT